CTAGGGTCAGGGTCATAGATATACTCATCTATAAGAAGTTGTGAGTGTTCGGTGAGCCTTACTATTGACTTATCAAGAAAGGTGATAGCCATTCTGCCGTTAGTAGTAATAGCCTCATCATTGCTTTGTACAGCAAATTTTAAATTAGCGTCGTAAGGTTTATCTCTTACTATTTGAGCAGAGCCGTTTAGCTCAGAAATATCACCTATATCAACAGCTTGTGCCTGTACCTTGGTCGTTTTGAATGACGCAAACAGTACCGTTACTACCGTTAGAAATAATTTTGAGCCAGTCATTATCTTGTGTACTCGATTGTGTAATATTAAAAGTTCTACTATTACCAGTTTGATCTAAATAAAAGTAACCACCAGCATAACCAGAGCCTGTAAAGTTTAAAGTATTACTATCACCGTCAACATCTACATAGTTAGTAGCACCGTCATAATTTATATCAAAATCAAAAGTATTACCGTCACCGTTGACAACCCAATCTAAATCTAACGTAGCAGCAAGAGCACTAGTACCGTGATCTAAAGTAAAGGTGTTAGTACTACCTGTAACATCAACGTTATAATCTGAACTATCTATACCGTAAGTATCAGTAGGGTCGCCCTGTATAGTAAAAGTATTACTATCACCGTCAAACTCAAAAAAGCCTGTAATAGTATCTCCTAATATATCACCAAGAAATTTGTTAGTGTCACCTAATTGATTTATATCAAGTGTTAAACTTAACCCATCTAAGTCTAAAGCAGTTAAACTACCTGCTGCAGAATTTAATCCACCTATTATATTCCCAGAACCTAATTGTTCTAAATCTATATTAGCTGTTGCTCCACTCTGATCAACATATATTTCATTATCAGCCCCGTATGTCGTCGACGCAGTCAACATCACAATCAGGCTTATCAATATCGATTGTTTCATATTTTTCCTCCCAGAAACCTTTATCATAACCTATTTTTATGATTTCTAAAACTCCTGTCTCTATAGCTCTTAAAAGTGCTAGTGTAGTAATTTCATTTTCAGTATCACCCATCTCTATTTCTACTAACTCTGTACCTACTTCTATAAATCTAAATACGTCTTGAGATTGACCATAACTATATATCTCTTTACTAACTAGTACGTCTATAAGAACTTCGCCCGTAGCCACGCTAACCATACGTAATGATATCGTAATATTATCTATACGGTACAGTTTACTGGTGCCTATACCTAAATATCTAGCTCCTATACCACCGCTTTTAGTATTAGTGTCATAACCTATAACAGCACCCTCTACTAAAACACCAGCAAATAATAAAGGCATAAGAGGTTTAGCTCCATCTTTATCTTCATTTTGCTCTCTAGCTGAACGTATAAGTTGTCTTTCCTTAGTTAGATTATCAAGCCCAACTCTTTCAGCAACTCTAAAAAATTTACCATTAGAGGCGTTTTTTAATGAACGTATAAGTAAATGATTAGGGGCTTGGGTTAAAGCTGTGCTAAATAAAGCGAACTCACTATTGCTTTTACGTTGTCCTGTTTGGTCTGTAAAACTATTAGGGTAAACTGCTACTACTATAGGCACTTTAGGCTGTGCTATATTTAAAAGCTCAATAGACTGTGCCTTTAAAATACTAGGTAAAGTTTCTGCGTTGGTAAGACTACTATCTATAGGGTTTATGCTACAACTAGAAAGTAAAATTACCAATGGGTAGAGATATAGTCGTAACATTGCCATCACTATCGGTTATTGTTAAAGTTATTATTCCGTCTACTACACTATATTCAATAGTGTTCCCCTCTAAACTTAAAGTGCCTTCTGTGCTAGGTGTTTCACCAAATAAATTCTCTACTAGCTGTCTCGAAAGTTGAGCATATATACGACTCTCTAAATTCCTAATAAAACGAGCGAGTGTTGTATTTTCTTTATCCCTTTCTATTTCATCTTGTAAAGCTTTTATTTCTGCTTTGAGTGCTTCTTTACGGTTAAATTCTTGGTTCTCAATCGTCAAGTAATGTGAACTAGTATTTATACCACTAAAACTAGGATTTTTAAATTTAAAAGTTATCGTATCTGCCCATAAAGGGTTAGTTAATATTAAAAGAAAAAACAAAACACAAAGCAGTCCTGCGATTCTATATATCCAAATATTATTGTCAATCTTTTCTCTGATCATCTCTATCCGCCTTCGCTATTTTATTACTATCTATTAATTGTGGTACACCTAGTATAGTCTTGATAAGTGTATCTTGCCTAATAATTTCATTATCTAAACTACGTACTCTATCTATCAACGCTACTAGAATACCGTGCTGACTATCAAGTTTAGTGCCTAGCCTTTCTTCTATTTGTGCTATTTGACCTTCAACTTTTTCGTCAACGGTATCTAGCTTGGTTTCCATACCGTCAACTATACGCATGATAAGTTTATATATAAACCAACCTAAACCTAAAGCTGCAGCTATGGGGAATCCAACCTCTTGTATAACAGTGACGGCTGATTCCATCAATAATCACCCCAAACTTTAGTTTTAGTTCCTCCGTGATACTCAACTGCATGCCCTTCATCAATTAACATTTGACAAATATCATTGCCATCTTCTGTGTAAGGTATGCCTAATATACGACCATATTTACCTTTGCCTAGTGATTTTACTTTTATACTCCCTATACAAAGTTCTTTAAGTCTTTCTTTAGCAGCAAGACCTAATTTCTTTTCAGCTAAATCCCTAGTTCTGCTTTCTGGTGTATCAATACCAGCTAACCTAACACGTTGTTTATGTAGTTTTACATCAAAACCTAAATCTAAACAACAATCAAAAGTATCACCATCCACTATACGTTCTAACGTAGCGTTGTAAACAAAAGCGTCTGGTGATTTAGCCATTATTTTTTAGATGTTTTTTTAACTCTTTTAGTAGTCCAAGCTTCATTAACATCTGGTGTTGATTTATCATCAGCTACAAACTTACCTTTTTTAGTTCTAGCTCTTACTTTTACTTCTTCTGTACCAGTAAGATTACCCCACAATCTTTTAAAAAAACTCATTTTACATCCTCACTATCTGTAGCGTTTTGTATTTCATCAGTTTGTTCATCTACATTTTCGACTACGGTTTCAATTACATTAGTAACTGAATCACTGACTGTATCTACTACAGAGCCTGCATCTTCTAAAGCTGATGTGGTTATATTCCCCGCTGTTTTTACAGTTGAATCAATAACGCTGGTAGTTAAATCTTTACCGCCCTCTATAACAGCACCTACCGTAGCACATGATGTTATAAACACAGCACCTAATAATACAATTAAATTTTTCATATTATTTATCCTTAGCCTTTAAAACATTTAAAGCACACCAATCAATAACTTTATAAAGTTTTGATAACCACCAATTACCTTGTGGTGTTGGTGTGATAGCTGCAACAAATGATGCAATGGCTATTATAGTTGTCACCCATGAAAATATATTTAGTATTGTCATTTAGTTTCTCCTTTAATTGAGTCTGCATTTACAGACTTAAGATTATTATAGTATAAAAACGTCTAGTCGCCTATAAAGTTCCTTTTTTGAAAAAAGAAGGCAATCCAATCATAGGTCTACTATCGTATTTATTTTGTTCAGCATCTTCACCACTTGCATCATTGTAGTGTAAAAACACCTGTCCACAATTTTTACCTTCAAACTTTTCTCTCCAATGTTCTAACTCACAACCGCGATACATTAGCATATCTCCTGGATTTAAATCTACTTTAATATCAGGTTCTAAGTATATTGACCATTCATCCCCACCAAGATTCATAGTAGAAGATATTTCACAAGAATATCTATCTTTGTGTTTTTTAAGCTCATCATCTTTTTTATAAATTCTAGCGTATGAATAAGTTTCAATTAACTTTATACCAGACTCTTTTTCCATAATAGGTTTAACTTTTTGTAGTAAAGTTTCCATAACTATATCTGAGTAATGTGAATAAGTTTCAGGCACTTGTGAGTCATTCCAAACTCCAAAGTATTCGGTAAACTGTGATATGTATTTTTCATCAAATAAATATCTAGCCACAGCTTTTTTATTTAAAAAATATTGATAACAAAAATCTGCTAATTCTTTTGATATAGCACCTTTAATTATTTGATAATTATCTTTTTTAAAACTCATTGAAAGTTTACAACCATAACTATTCTTTTTTCATCTATATCTGGACATTCTTGATAATGTGTCAGTTTACCGTCAAACATAATTACATTATCTTCTTTTGGATTTGAATAAAATTTTTGTTCATCTTCCCCTAAAACTACTGTTCTACCTTTTGTAAATTCATTTAAGTAAACAATTACAACTTTATGTTGTAAACTTGTATCTACATGAGGTATGCTTTCTTTTAACTTACTGTGTAATGTTAAATTTATATTCATACGATACATGACTTCAAAATCTATATTATTAAAATCTAATATATCTTTAAAAATAAAATAACAATATTCAAAATAACTAGAGGCACTTCTAGGCAAAGCAGGCACTTTTTCTCCATTTATCTCATGTGCAGGTCTACCTAAAAGACAATGGTAAAACATACTCATATCATCTCCATCTGCTGTAGGTACAGTTTTTTCAAGATAGTGCCAAGGAAAATTATTTCCTGTAACTAGGTTTTTTAAATTTTTGTAGTCTTCTGTTAAAGGGTTTTTTAATTCAGTAATCATTTAAAAGGGTATCCTAAATTCCAACACACTAAAGAGTGTCGTGTTCCTTTAGTTACAGGTGTAACTCTGTGCCAAACAAAAGAAGGAAAAACGATTACACTGCCTTTCTTTCTTATTTCTTCACATATTCTTGGTTGTGAACCTTTATCAGTATCTCTAAAATCAAATTCTAAATCACCACCCTCATATTCTTCAGGGTCAGTAAGTGATATAGTCATACTGAGTTTTCTTAATTTGCCGTGTACGTTTTGATTATCTGGTTGGTTATAAGGTTCTTCATACGAATCACAATGCCAGTCATAAAATTGATCTTTTTTGTACTCAGTAAATTGACAAGCTTCACTAAAATCCCATTCAAAATTCCATTCAGCAAGTGCGTTTGCTTGACGTACATAAGGTTGTATTTCATTATATATCCATCTATCAGACATCCAAACAACATCGGATTTACGTTTCTTTTGTATATTTTTAAGTTCTACTTTGCTAAGATTTTCTGATTGAGAATTGCCTGTTATAGCTATTTGTTTATCCTGCTCTTTACCGTATTTTACTATTTCATCACATATTCTTTCTGGTATGGCTGATTTAAAATACCAGTAGTACCATTTAAGATTCATTTTTTATAGTGTAATTAATTTGTCCAGGTACCAGCTTTTACGAAGTCGTAAACTTCGTCTAAACTCCAGACTCCAGATGCTCCAGAAACAAAACTTACTTCAGGTTCTTTGGTGATAACTACTCCAGAACCACCATTTGTACTTGCTGGACTTGCTGCTCCTGCTCCTCCTGCTCCTACGGTGATTGTATAGTTTGTTGCACCCACAACGGTAAGTGCAGATTCAGCCGAGGCACCACCACCAGAGCTTTCTCCTGGAACAGAACATCTATAACCACCAGCTCCTCCCCCACCTCCGAAGTTTTGGAAATTAGTAGCAGTAGTAGTCCAACCACCTCCACCACCACCTGTATTAGCAGTTCCACCAGAAACAGTATTTCCTGGATTTCCACCATTACCACCACCACCAGAACCTCCTGACCCTGTTGGAGTAACAGCAAAATATACACTTGAACCACCGCCACCGCCACCTCTAGTTACGGCTGAGCCTGTTATTGATGATGAAACTCCGTCACCACCATCTCCACTTTTAGCTCCTGCTGGTTGACCATGATGAGGTACATTATCTTGTCCTACAGCACCTGCACCACCTCCACCACCAGAAAGGTCTGTGCCTCCATGTGCTGCTCTTCTACCAGCACCTCCATCATATCCTTGACCTGCAGTACCACTACCAGTAGCATAACGACCTCCGCCACCACCAGAACCTCCAGGTTGTGTTCCAGGATTAGGTACAAAATAACCTGTATCACCACCACCTCCTCCAGTTGAGGTTACAGTTGTAATAGGAGTTCCTGCTATAGAAGAATCTCCACCTCTAGAGCCTACAGTAAATGTTGGAGCTTCAGGGTGACCTCCACCACCTCCACCACCTGCAATAATTAAATATTGTAAGGATGTTGTATGTGTTGCTGTGGTTAAAGTACCACTAGAATTAAAAGTAGTTATTACTGCACTTTGAGTGCTTGTTGTTGGATCATTATCTGGACCAATAATTCCACCGTTACCATCTGACATAATTAAACCTCATTCCATTCAAGACTACTTGCATTCCACACATAGTCTGTTTCTGTTTGTAAATGCACACCTGTATAAGTTTTACCTATCCATTCTTGATTAGGTTCATACCAAGTTATTGAAACAGGGTTAGAGTCAACTTCATCTACATTAGGATAAGTTACAGGTGCTTGCCAATCATCATTAGAATCTAACGTCCAAGAGTTAAAAGGTTGTGGCAAAATAAATTTATCTTTTACTGGATCGTAAATAAGACCTATACCTGCATATTGTTTGCGTTGATTATTGTTATAGGAAGTTTGTTTCCATGCAACACCGTGTTCAGAATGTGGTATTAAATTAGAAACATAAGTTTCAGCTTCAGATGAGTAGTCACCACCATTAGCACTAATATCATCATTAGATACTACAACTACTTGTATTACTTTGTTATTGCTATCAAGTTCTGCAAAGTGAGCCATCTTTTAACTCCTTACGCATCATCTAAGATTTCACCAGAAACTGTATATTCTAAATCACTATTAGCACTACCAACTATTTTTAATATATCTGTTTCATCTAAATAAACAGTAGTAGATAATAAAGATAATGTTGAGTCTGCTGGTACTGAAATAGTTGAAGCTATAGCACGAGATGTGCTGCCATTATCAGTTGATATTGAAACACTTATATCTGCTGCGTTTGTACCATCTACATTTGCAATTAATATTGTGTTTATTTTATATAATTTATCAGAAGCTACATCTATAATGTCCTGATTAGAAGTTGTAACTGCACCATTTATTGTGAATGGTAAAATGGATGTTACATTTACTATATTTACTGATGCCATATTTTTCTCCTAAATTATCCGAATACTATAGCCATGGCAATGGCTTTACCTGTTGAGGTTTTTGTATTGAGTTGAGTTTGTATATTGGAAGTTACTCCATCACTATAATTAAGTTCTGTTGCGGTAGCTGTTACTCCGTCTAAAATGTTAAGTTCTGCTGCGGTGCTAGTAACACCATCGAGAATATTAAGCTCTGCTGTTGTACTAGTAACACCATCTAAAATATTTAATTCTGCTGTTGTACTAGTGACACCATCTAAAATATTAAGCTCAGTTGCTGTAGAAGTAACACCGTCAAGAATATTAAGTTCTGCTGCGGTAGATGTGACTGTAGTTCCATCAATAGAAATAGCATCTGTTTCAAGAGTACCATTGACATCCATGTTGCCTTCTAAGTCTATATCACCATTTACAATTAAATCATCTGTAACTGTAAGGTCGTCTTCTACTTTTAAATCAACAACGTTGAGACTAGCGAAAGCGTCTACTACTGCTGCTCCTGAACCTGCTCCGTCTGAATAAACTACTTTTACATCTCCTGCTGGTATAGTGACGTTTGCACCACTACCTTGCGAAATAATAATATTTTGTGAGCCAGATGTAGCGTTTTCAATAAACCAAAGTTTTGATACTGTATTTGGACCGATGGTAATAGTACAAGCACTATCAAGAGTACCTGTGTATTTAAGATAAATTGATCTGCCAGGATCGGTAGAACCGTCAGCTATTTCAGTACTATGAGTATCAGCGTTAGTTGTAATACCTTCTGTACCATAACTAAAAGCTTCAGCAATTAATTCTAGATTTGTGTTAGTAGAAGTTCCCCAAGTCCCTGCTTCATCACCTGTGGCTATCTCTTTTAACCTTAAATCATTTACGTATGTTGCCATGTTTTTCTCCGTGCAAATTTATTATAAATTGTTTTTTCATAAAAGTTAAGCTACTTCTTCCCAATTAGGTGTTTGTGTATCATCTATAAGTCCCCATACTAATACATCGGTTACAGATCCTGTCGCTGAAACCCCTGTTATATCTATGTTTGCTTTACAAACTGTAGTGACTGTTCCTAAAGAAGAAGTGCTAGAGAGACCAGTTACAAAAACGTTATTTACTGTACTGACTGAACTTGTACCTAGAGCTGACGTACCACTAAAACCAGAAACTGATAAATTATTATTACTAACTGGTGAAGCACTTCCTAAAAGTCCCTCAGCGAAATCTAAAGAAACGCCTAAATTATTGTTTGTTGATAAAGTTGCCGTACCTAAAGCTGAAGTGCCATTAAGTCCACTTACGCTTATATTATTTACTGAAGTTGTTGTAGCTGTACCTAGATTACCTGCTGCTAATAGAGTTGAGGGGGTTACGTTAGCGTCAGCTTGAATAGTAACAGTTACACTACCTAAACTGGCAGTAACTCCAGCTACTGATACTATAGCTTGAGCATTTACTGTTGCAACTGGTGTACCTACTGATCCTGCTGCTGGTGCGGTTATTTCAAGAGGAACTGATGATTGACCCCAATCAAGTTGTCCCCAAGTACCACGCCCCCAGCCATTTAGGTACTGAGACATTTTAGGCTATACGTATAATCGCTGTACTTGCTGCTGCTGCTGGGAAAACTATAGTAAAATCACCTGCGGTAGATGTTTTATCTCCACCAAAGTCGATTGCTGCTACTGCTTTATCACTATTGGTGTCATTATAAATAAGACAACCTCTAGCAGTAACCGTAGCGTTACTAAAAGTGAGGTCAGCGAAATCTGTAAACCCAGTAGTACCACCTGTAGTTGGATCAACATTAGTCAGTGCTGCTCCTCCTGCAGTATAGTTAGTTCCACTCGCTTCATTAGAAGTTGAGTATGCAGTTGTAGTAGCATCTAGTGACGCTGAACTAGTAAATAAAGCTAGTTTAAAACTATTGCCTCCAGAAGCAGAAAAGTTATGTGTGGCTTCTAAAAGTTCTTTTTTAAAACTAGTTGTTAATGTTGATGTAATTGCCATTTTTAAAGCTCCTTTATTATCTTAGCCATGTCTTCATGACCTTGTGAGGTGAGTTCACCGTTTATGGTCACAACCTGACTGTTGATTGCTTGTTTAATATGATATAATACTTGTTCATAAATAGCTAGTCTATATGCTTCAGCTTGTTGTCGTATATGAGGTGCTGCGTTTTCTGATATACCACATATTCTAAGTGTGCAACGTTCCGCCCAAAATTCAGGACTGTGACCTTTATATTCTGTAGTCGCTACGCCTATATCACCAAGTCCTCCTTTAGTATCTATTTCTATCATGCTTGTGGTTGTCTCCTTATTTCATCATACCTATACTGATCTCTGGTATCTTTGCCCTCACCTAAGTTTTTGAGCATAGCTAAAGCTTCTTGATACTTTTGTTCATATACAGGTATGCTTTCAAACATTTTTAAGTAAGTACAAGCCTCTACTAAACAACCATATAACATAGCATTCATTGCGTTAGTAGATAACCAAGTTGTACCACTGTCACCCCCAGCAGTTAAAGAAGCTGGTCGGTAAAAATAATGTAATTCAAATGTGAAATCGGTGCTCGGTGTAGGTGCTAGTATAAAGCTGTCTTGATCAAACTCAGCGTAGTATTTAGGTGTGCCTGTAGTTGCTTCAGCTGGTTGATAATCACGTATAAAAGTTACATGTTTTAGTTTTAAATAATTGTAGTTATTACTAGCGTCTATAAGTGCTAAACTGAACGGAGCTAAAAAATCACTAGGCATAGTCAAGTATGTATTACTAGCTGTACTTGTACCTGTAACGTTTTTTCTAAAAACGTCAAGTTGAACAGATTTTAATATTTTTTCTTCTGTGCTTTTTATAAAATTAGGAATATTAGTTACTAAACTACTTTCTGTACTTTCAATGTAGTCTTGTATTGCGGTAGTAAGTGTTGCTTTTGTCCAACTCATAATGCTATGTTACTATACTTATTTCACCAAGACTAGCTGTAGCTTTAAAACCATCAAACTGTGTCCCTATAGTATTACTGTTTTTAGCGAACATTATAGGAGAACTTACGCCTTGACTATCTTTAGGATTAGAAACTATTATTTTGCCTAAGTGTATAGTAGGTGCTGGTTCTGTTGGTCTTGGATCACGTAAAGCTTCTGGATCTACTCTATGTGGTTGTGGGTCTAATTGTGGGTGTTTAGGTTCAAAACATTCTTGACAAACTCTCAACCCATTCCACTCTTGTTTTAAATCAAGATATTTTTCTACAAAACCACATCTGTCACAT